AGACAGATTGTCACCCCGCCCTTTAGATTTTTTAACGGTGCCAGCTTGAATTGTTAGTGCTCTCGATTTATTCGACCGGCTACCAGTACGCACCCTAATACCCATCGAATTTCCTAAATCACCCCTATCTTTGCCCGCTCCCACCTTCATAGCTACCACCACCGGAACCATCGCCTTACGCCCTGCTTTTCTCAACACTTTAATCCCCGTCTTAGCCTCTATTTTTTTTAAGTCCGCAGTTAACTTTTTAAGTCCATCCACTTTAAAATTTTCAACGGTCGCCATTATCAACATCCGTAGATTTCTCTTGGCAAGACAACTCAAGGGTATGGTTGCGCTCACCGATATTGATAACTGACTCAATATCAAATAGGCGGTTATTAAAATTTACGCGCATATTGGCAGTAATGTTTTTGGTCTTAGAATCGTATGCCATGTCAATTTTATGACTGACTACGGTTTGCTCCTGGGCCGCAGAGAATGTTTCCTCTCCTCTGAGAGGTAGCACATTCGCCCATCTAATACAGTAATGACTCCACGATTTTTCCTCTTCACTAAATTCATTGGCAGTCACAGTCGCTTGCTCGATAATGACACGATTAAAACGCCTTGATGACTGCCTCCGCAACCTCATCCTAAATACACTCTGTAAGGGCTTACCAGTGATTCAACAGCTTTCATGTCTGCACCCGTGTCATAATACCAATGCTCTATTAGTAACAGTCCTGCAAGCTTTAGAGCCTCTGGATGAAAGTCATAACCCACTTCACAAGTCACCGTGACTGACTCAGGCACAGCGCTTACCTCTGGCCATGAGCCCCCATAGACAGGGTGGACTACTGCAAATAATTTTCGTGTATCAACGCGATAAGCGTTTGAATGTAATGTTTGCTCTACGCCATCACTGTCTAAATAGTTGATCTCTGTGATTTTCTTAAACGGGGCAAAAGGGATTTCAATAAAACAACCAAAACCGTCAAGCGTTATCGTTTTTGTACGAATATCGATAATCCGGTTAGTTTTATCCTCAATGTGACCAATGGTGGCTTTAATAAGCGCAAGAATTCTAGTGTCGTCGTCGGCCAACTCAACCCTTAACTGTGCTTTAGCTTCTGAGAGAGTAATCATTATTGACCGGGTTTACCTTTTACTTTGTTTTGCGTGGGGAATGCAGACTTATTGGATACCAGCTTGATCATTTCGTCATGCTCACTTCCTTAGTTATTATTTTTGAGCACCGTCGCCAAACCGCAATACTTTAACTGCGTTACTGTCTGTCAACATGCCACCAATACGTTTTGTACTGTAAAAATGCACAAAAGGTTTGTGGGTGAATGGATCGCGCAAGACCATGACGCCGCGCACATCCACAAGGGTATAGCAGCGCTTAAAGTTGCCAAAGGCTAAACTATTCGACTCCTCTGCGGTATCAGGCATGGCCTCATTCTCAACAATGCCGTAGCCTAACAAGGAGGAAGGAACACCCGACTGTAAACCTGGACGCCACAAATAGTTATTGTCGGCATCTTTGAGCTTTCGCACTTTGGCTATCGTCAGATTGCCCATCATGAATTTTGCCCCCATGCGATACCCAGGCTTCATCGAATCAATCAGGTTAATCAGATTATCACCCGCTATAGCAGCGGTGGCCCTCAACTCTGAATGGGTCCCGGAAGGGATGTACTGTATTTCACTGAAAGGACGGACAGCATCACCGTCTAGTGACATAGTGCTTGCCAGCAACCCTTTGGGCTTCTTAATGCCATCGCCAACAGTGACCGCTGCGTTTTCTTTTTCACCGAACTCAATGCCCACGGATTCTGCTAACCATACTGCCGGATCAAAAAACATATCTTCCAGCGACTTTTGAGTGAGCGCGGGATTCGCATAAATCTCACCAAATACTGGCGCTATTGACACCAATGTCGGCGTATTAGTCTCCGGTCTCGCCTCCGTCTCATCCACCCAACCCGAGGCAGAATTACCCGTTGAAACAAGTTTTTTATATTCCTCATTGCTCACAGCAATGACACTGCATTCACCTCGCATGGGAGAGTTATCACGCTCAAGCTGTAATATGCTCCTATCCAATTCTTCAGGAACAGCTAACCCACCCTCAGCAGGAACACCGATTGATATGGCTTTTTGCTTTAACTCGTCCTCGTTCCCTTTACGCATAAAGTCACCCACAAAAAGTGACTTGTATTCGTCCGCATCCTTATCCGTGCCGGTACTGCCTGAACGGTTACTCTTGGTTTCCAATTCTTCAAGGCGTGACTTCAGTTTATCCAGCGCTGAAATGTTTTCATTAAATTTATCCACCCCCTCACTAAGCCTTCCCACTTCGCTGGTTTTTCCTTCTACCGCCTCTAAACGCTTGTCATTTTCTGATTTGAATTCGGTAAACTTTGCACCGAGTTCCTTGGCGACTTCCTGGATTTCTGCGATTACATCTGGCATGATTTTTTACCTCTTAGGGATAATATTTGAAAATGAGTTTTTAATGGCTTGCAATATTTCTTTGTCGTTATCTGCATCGCGCAGAGCCTTGAAGCCATTCGCCATGAAGGCCTTAGCATTCTTATGTGAAAAACCTACATCCCGTAGGCATTGCTCGACTTGGCGGGCCGTCACAACATCACCCTTGCTTAGGGCGCTTTTTACATCATCAATGCGTGCATCAGGATTTGAAGAAAATGTCACTATCGACACCTCCCACAAATCAATCTCCTAACAAAAAGGCTTCTCTCTTTTTATCCCATGCGTAATCAACGAGGGTATAGCCAATGGACAAGCCAGTAACGCTTCCAGCTTTCATATGGGCATGCGCTCTCTTGGCCAGCGGGTCGGCTTCAATCAATAATTTTCCTTCTTGGTATAACCCGTGTTCATCCTCAACCATTTTTGTGTAAAAACCAATAGGCTCATCAGTTTTATGCTGCCAAAGCATGGCGGGGAATGTGCCCTTTTCTTTGTGCTGTTCTAAACTTTTCTCAAACGCGCCTGGGAGTACAATGTCGCTATAACTGTCCTTTACTCCGAACACTGAACCATAGCCAGAAAACTCCCCCGACGCTGAAATTGACTTAATTTCAAAAGGGGTATTACTCTTTTTTATCAACATCGTCATTGTCTTCGGCTGGTTTTCCATCGATAAGCATATTCATTGGCGTTAGAAAAATGTCACCGCCGTCTCTTGGATTCATGTCTTCAAACGCTCTTATTTCATTGGGACTGAGTGATCCCGTTTGCTGCATTCGCGTGTAAAATTCTGCACGGGCTTTCATGTCGCCACGCAATAAGGCATTGGCATTAAATTTAAAGTAGTGTTCTCTATCGTTTTTGGGGAGCAATGATTTCTTTAGGCGCTGCTCGATTCTTGATAGGTAAGGCATTAATGAGTGTTGCACAAAGCTTAAGCCCTGGTGTTCGATATTCGAAAACGTCGCTTTCTCTAAATCCCCTATCATGTGGGCCGGAACTCGAAACATCCCCGCAATTTCTGACCGTTGAAACTTTCGGGTGTCTAAAAACTGTGCATCCTCAGAGGTCATGGAGGTTTGAAACCATTTTAAACCCCCCTGCAACACCATACTTCTATGCGCGTTTCCACTGGCCATATCAGCCAGTTGCTCTTTCAAGTCAGCGTAGGTATCTGGTTTTAGCGTGCTTTCAGTAGCAAAGCCGCCAGACGGCAAAGCCGCATTTTTAAAAAGTTTGCTCCCGTGACGTTCTGTTGCCTTAGCCAAGCCCATCGCATTGCGGCCCCACTGGATAGGGTTAATGCCGTTGAGTCCATCGGTAGAAAATAGTCGAATATGTAATATTTGGTCCGCTGGAAGCGTATCAGTCGTCCCGTTAGGAAATGTGATTTTATAAGTTGTCTCCCAATTGTCGTCACGCTGAGGGATTACTGCCGCTGGCTGCAAAGGTAACAACTCTCGAATCTCTCCGCCTACCCGATTTATATAACTGTAGTGATTCCCTCTTAATGGCCAGGTGGGCAATAATCAACTCCTTGTATTCTTGAGCCGTTAAAAAGTCATTGGGTCCGTCTTGCATCAACCAATAGAGAGAATTGTTTATTGCTTTTTCTCGAGACTTTTCGACATGCCTCATAAGATTGAGTGGCAACATTCCCACGGATTCGGTAAGCACACGAATGCAAGCAAAAACAGCCATAATACTCAGGGCATTGCTTGGCGATACGTGTATTCCTGCTTCTGTGTCATACCATGCCCCTAGAACCTCTGCTAGTTTTTGCGAGGGGTCTCCCGCATTGGCTTTTTTGCTAAAAGGATTTAGCTTACTGAAAAAATTAGCCATATTAGATAAAGCTGATGCTAGGTTCTGCCGAGCCAGAATCATCAATCAGCGATCTACTTAGCGCCATTATCACAGCAATCACCCAATCAATTTTATTGGCTGGAAATTCTTTATTAGGGAAAATATTTTCTTTCTTGTCCATATGACAAACAACATTAGAGAGCATCCAAGTGACTAACGGTGATCCGTCATGATGAAACCGCCCAGAGACCACCAAGGCTTCAAATTCTTTCATAGGGTCTGAGAAATTCTTAACGGTTGCACCCACTTCGATCATTGGGACATCTGCTGCAGTCATGCGAGTAGAAAATTGTGTTGCTTGGAACGGATCGTAGGCACATTGAACTACCTGAAACCGGCTCGAAATCTGCTTTAAGTACTCTTCAATAAAATCATAATCAATAATTTCACCCGGTGTTTCGACTAAGTAGCCGTCTAGTGCCCATCCCTCATACTGACTATTACTGGATTGTTCAATGGTATACTCAGGTAACCAATTCCGACCAAATACGTAGTAATTCCATTTGTTTTCTATAAATTTTTTGAATAAAATTGCACATGAGGCTATGTCAATTTTTGATGCTAAGTCTATGCCGACATAACATTCCTCACCCTCAAAATCACTTATATCAAGCGAGCTATCTCCACACGCTTCCCACTTACGCATGTCCATCCAAGCCGTATCAGCGTTAACCCATACGTTTAAATGCTTGGTTAAAAAGTTATTTTGCGCTGAGGCCATTTCCATGGCTTTACGCGCTTTTCTGCCAATATCTTTTGGCTTAACAGAGATACCCCAATTCGGGTTTGCCTTCTCCCAGCTCTTAGGGTCTGCCCAGTCGTCTGTGTCATCTATCGTGTAAATAATACCGAAGAATTCAGGGTCATCTGTGACACGTTGCAGCACTTTAATTAGATAGGCTCGTTGCTCGTAGCATATCCCCGCCCGGTTAAAACCGGCTGTTGTTATCTCCCATAACAAGGGCTGGCGCCTAGCGCCAGTTGCGGTATCTATTACGTCGTGGACTTCTCTTGTTTTGTGCGCGTGAAGTTCGTCAATAATTCCGAAGTGGACGTTTAGCCCATCCAAGTTGCCACCATGATCTCTAGATAGCGCTTTGAAACTGGATGCTGTTGGTGCCACATAAACACTATGCGCGCTACTGGTGACACCAAAACGCTGTTGTAATCCTTGACACCTGTCCACCATCCGCTTGGCATCTTCAAAAACTATCCTTGCCTGATCCCGGGTAGTGGCTGCGCTGTAAACTTCTGCACCACCTTCGCCATCAGCAGCTAATCCGTAGAGAGCTACACCGGAAGATAAAGTGGATTTAGCATTTTTCCTCGGTACTTCAATGTAGCACGTGTTAAAACGACGAAAGCCGTCCTCATCAACCCAACCAAAAACAGTGGTTAGAATAAAACACTGCCAAGGCTCAAGCGTGATTAATCGTCCAGCCCACTCACCCTTGATGTGGGGGAGTAATTCTATAAACTTGCAAATCCTATTTGCTTTATCTTTATCAAAGCGGTATTCAAAGTCTTGCTTTACTAAGTCTTTCTTCTGCCTTTCACAAGCAAGTTTTACATATTTGCAGGCTGAGATTTTCCCGTCGAGTACGTCGTCTATGTACCCATTGGCAATCTCGACATGACTGTTCATTGCTAATAATTAGAGTTCACTCCAAGGGTCGGCGACTGGGGTATCGTTACCACCTATCGGTTGCGCCTTGTTTCTACTGCTTGGCGTTATCCCTAGTTCAACCTCACACATTCTCATTTGCGTATGTTTCGTCGCAGGAAATCCATAGGGATCACACGATAACTCCCCAGCCAACACACAATATTGCGTTAATATCCCCCTATCCGCATCAGTCAGCACATTAAGGGGCTTTAAAATACAGGTAATGCGTTGCCATTCTTTTTGGGCTTCGATGGGCAGAAAACCTGGCATCGGCGGCACTTTCGGGTTTAGCGCATGCTTTTCTTTTGTCGGCCCGTGCCGGTCTTTTCGATGCGTTCCTTTCAACAGATGGACGTTTTTTGGTAACGCTTTATTGCTCATTTTTAACTCAAATTTCGTTTATTTTTAACCAAAATTTGTTCATGAGGATAGCTCAACTGACGGTGTGAAAGATTTCTGGGGACGACGGGCAATAATCCTTATTTTTCAAAGACTTAACCATCCCCCCCCCTCGCCAATATTGTCTTTGATTTGTGACAAGGATTGCAGATCGATTGCAGGTTATTCGCACTATCGGTGCCGCCGTCAGCCTTTTGTAGGATGTGATCAACCTCAGAGGCTTGTGTTAAGTGTCCATTTCTTTTGCAGGGCTGGCACAAATAATTATCACGTTTGAGTATTAGCTTGCGTTTCTTCTGCCATGCGTAGCCATAACCACGTTGTGTGCTATTCCCCTTTTGTTGTTGCGTTTTTGCCCATCCTGATTCTGTTGGCTTACACTTATCACAATAACCACTCTTATCTGTCGTAAGACCTGAGCAGCCAGGCTTGCGGCAAGGACGCGGTATTCGTGGTGGCATTGACTATCTGGTATCAGAATCTGTTTTTGTAATTAGTGATCAAAAGAGAGAATGAATTAACGTCCAACATATCCGCCATAAACTCCTCTATAGCGATGCGGCTTTTACCAACTCCATCACTTGTTTTAAAGCAAGATATAAATTGTTTGTTGTTTTTCCAAGGACGCTCAGTTGTGTATAAAACTTTATCCTTTTTCTGATCATAGGCAAGCCTGCCTAATGTGCCGTAAAG